TTAAATAATAACGTAGGTGTTAAGTTGGCTACTAATGCAGCACCTACAGTACCTTCAATCGATATCAGCGCTTACGTAACTAACGCTGTAATTAATCAAATTGTGGACGAACTTGAGGTCACCTCAATGGGTAGCCAGTCACATCAATTTGTAGCGGGTTTGCAAAGCGGCACATTTTCTATCGATCTTATCAATGACTGGGCAGCCGCTTCAGTAAACGAGACACTTAGCGCAGCCTTTGGCAAGACCCTAGCAGTATCAGTAATTACTGTTAAAGGCACTGCTGTATCAGCTACAAACCCTACTTACCAATTCTCAATCTTGGTAAATAACTTGACTCCAATCGGTCAAGGCGGCGTGGCTGAGGTTGCAACATCAAGTCTGTCCTTTACAGTAAACTCCGCAATAACAGTGTCACCATCGGTGGCATTTTAACTAAGGAGTAATAATGGCAAAGCTAAAGATAACAAGGGCTAATGGTGAAGTATCAGAGCACAAGATAACACCAGGTGTCGAGTACGCTTTCGAGTTAAAGTACGGCTCAGGAATTAGCAAGGTCTTGCGTGAGCACGAAAGGCAAACAGAGATTTTCTGGCTTGCTTATGAATGCTTACGCAGGGCTGGCGCTCAGATACCTTTGTGGGGCGTTGAGTTTATCGACAGTTTAGACACTGTTGAGGTGTTAGACGAAGAAAAAAAATAACCGAGCGGTCTTCAATCCTTTACAGCATCGCACAGCTGAGCGTAGAGACTGGGATACCGCCTAGAGAGTTTATTGATATGGATAGCGAAATGTATGGAGCAATCATACAAGTGCTAACCGACAGAGCTAAGGAGATTCGAAATGCCAGTCGTGGTAAACGGCGTTAGAGAGTTCCTTAAAGCCATAGATGAAATTGACGAAGATATGTATAAAAACGTCAAAGCTAGTCTTAAAACACCAATGCTCAAAACAGCTGCTAAGGCTAAACAAAATTTACCAGCCAATCAAGATGTGTTAAGTGGTTGGCTAAAACAAGCAAAACCACAAGAAGGGCAGCGCAGGCCGTTTCCTGCGTATGACCAACAAACTGCAAGATCAGAAATTAAATACAAGCTAGGCCCTAATAAACGTAATAGAAAAGGTTATAGCGTTTATAACTACGTAAGTAATGAATCAGCGCCTGGTGCAATTTATGAAACCGCAGGCCGAAAAACTTCTGGTCAAGGTGGCGCATCATTAAACCCTAACGCTGGCATACAATTTATAGCTGCATTACCACAGGTTGAAGATGCAACTATGGCAGGTTCAGTTGGTCGTAGAGGCCGTAAAAATAAAGGTCGAGTAATTTATAAAGCCTGGAAAGAAGAACAGGGCGATGCCTATAAGAATATACAGAAGGCAATCGATGATGCAATCTTTGCGTACTATAAAAAATTGCCATTGGAGCAAAAGTCTCAGGTATTAGGATTTTACAAAGAGCGATCTGCTCGTGGATTTAAGGGCGTGTAATTGTGCCAACTTTAGTAGTCTCCGCACTCAGCACCTTTGATAACAAAGGATTAAAAAAAGGCAAAAAAGAAGTATCGGCATTTGAGAAACAAGTCAAAAGCTTTGGCAAAGTCTTTGCCGGCGTATTTAGCGCAACTGCATTACTTAACTACAGCAAGAAGGCTGTGCAAGCGTTTGCCGAAGATGAAAAGGCAGCCAAAGCCCTAGAGATACAATTACGTAATACAGGGTTTGCGTTTGCAGCACCCGAAGTAGAAGATTACATAGCCAATTTACAACGCACTACAGGCGTACTAGATGACCAATTACGCCCAGCATTCCAGCAATTATTGACAGTAACTGGCTCTGTATCTAAAAGCCAAGAGGCATTAAATACAGCTCTAAACATTAGCGCTGCTACTGGTAAATCTGTAACCGAGGTTAGCGCAGCATTAACACGTGGATATTCAGGCAACACCACAGGATTAAGCAGGCTGGGCGCAGGCATTAGTAAAGCCACTTTAAAGGCTGGCAAGATGGAAGATATTCTTGCTGAGTTAAATCAAAAATTTGCAGGACAAGCCACAGCCCGACTAGATACCTATGCTGGCAAAATGGATTTACTGCGTGTGGCAGCAGCAGATGCAAGTGAAACTATTGGAAAAAGTTTAATTGATGCGATAGGCAAGTTAGGCAAAGACACCAGCATAGAAAACTTAACTAACGACATAGACGCACTAGCCCAAAGTATTGCTAGCGTTGTAACTGGTGTTGGTGCCTTAATTAGCATATTAAGTGATTTGCGTAATACCCCTGGCATTAAACAGATAATAGATGTCATAAGGTTTGGCAATTTATTTGATATGTTAAAGAAGTTAGGGGAACTGTCTGAGCCTGCACCGACTTCTAACTTTACTTATGGACTAGGCTCTAGCGCCACTAAAGACATAGAGCGTGTTAAAGAAATTACTAGACTAAAGACCTCTAACAAATTACGCCAAGATGAAATCAATAAGATGAAGGCTAAGTCTGAGGTAGATAAATTAGAAGAAAAATTTAACGTTGAGCGCATAGCCTTAATGAAGGCGCTGGGCGAGGCTACCGATGCTGAGACTAAACTACGCCTGCAATCTAAGTTAGCCATCCTAGACAATAACGAGGCTTTGGCTAAGAAGTATTTAGCCGAGATGAATGCAGCCAAAGCTGCTACTGATTTAGCCTCAGCGTTCAATAGTGCCTCTCCAGAATTTAAGACCGCAGTAGAAACTATAGCTCGCTTAAAAACTACTTTACCTGACCTGTTGGCAAGAGTGCAGGCTGGCGCTGCTACATTTAATGGAGGTGGCATACCATCAAGTTCTATGCCATCTAGCGCATCAACAGCTGTTGCAGGGGGAGCCCCTGTAGTTGTGCAAAAGGTTGAAGTCAATACAGGTGCAGTATTAACAAACCAACAAGATCTATCTATCTATATCCAAAATGCTTTAGGTGAAATAACTAAATTAGGTAATGGCGCTTTAATACCTGCTGGATCGATAGCCTTCCAGTGACAGTACCAGTAGTAAACGCTTACATAAATTTTTCAACAGGGCCAGCCTTTGCCCAAGCGATGATATTAGATACTGGCCTATTAGACGTAAATGTTTTAGCTGATTCAGCAGCCATTATTGTTGATGTGTCAAATCAGATTAACTTTATACAAACCACCAGAGGCCGTAATGCTTTATTTGATCAATTTCAGACAGGCCAATTAACGCTACGCATAGTAGATCAGAATGGTGATTTTAACCCAACCAACCCACTAAGTCCTTATGCTCCCGACTTAACACCTATGAAAAAAGTGCAGATTACTGCAACCTATGGTGCTACTACTTATCCGATATTTTCTGGCTTTATTACAAGCTATGTGAACACACAACCTAAAGATGCTACAGAGGTGGCCTATACAACCATACAAGCTGTAGATGCATTCAGGTTAGCCAACAATGCCCAGATAACTACTGTCACAGGTGCAAGCGCAGGCCAATTAAGTGGCACACGTATAAATCAGATATTAGACCAAATCGACTGGCCAGCGACTATGCGTGATATTGATGCAGGTCTAACTACTTTACAAAATGATCCAAACACACTGCGTACCTCACTTGGTGCTATGCAAGTGGTAGCCCAGTCAGAATACGGGGCACTATATGTTAATGCTAATGGTGAGTTTGTATTTCAAGATAGAGCTGTAACCGCTGGGTCAATAGGTGGCACAGTTACTACTTTTAATGACAATGGCACAGGTATTGCCTACGCTAATGCTAACTGGAAATTAGATGACACCCTTGTATTTAACTCATCGACTGTAACTAGGCTAGGCGGCTCGCCGCAAAATGCCATCAATCAAGCATCAATAGACAAATACTTTATACATAGTTACCAGATCCAAGACCTTTTAATGCAGAGCGATGCCGTAGCGCTAGACTATGCTCAGGCTTATACAGCCAGCCGTGCTGAGACCAGCGTACGATGCGATTCTATAGAATTAGACCTATACACCCCTAACTACAACACAGGCATAATTGCAGCTTTAGAGTTGGATTTCTTTGACCCGATCCGAGTAGTCACTACTCAGCCAGGTGGATCTACCCTAGATAAAACCTTGCAGATCTTTGGCGTGCAAAACGTCATAACACCCAACAGCTTTAGGGTTGTATTTACGACCCTTGAACCAGTGATCGATTCGCTGATTCTAAATAACAATATCTACGGCACTTTAGACTATAATGTGCTTAGTTACTAAGGAGTAAAAATGGCAGCAGGATTAGGCTTTAAGGACTTTGTTACAGGCGAGGTATTAACCGCAGCCGATGTAGATGGCTATTTAATGCAAGGTATTTGGGTGTTTGCTAGTGCAGCAGCTAGAGATGCAGCAGTTACATCACCGCAAGAAGGTAATGCGTGTTACTTAAAAGATACTGATGCAGTTTTAACATACAGCGGCAGTGCCTGGGTGGCAGTAGGTGGCTCAGGTGTTCCTGCAAACAATTTTAATGTGGTAACAACAAACGAATCAACCTCATCCACTTCTTATACTGCTTTAACGACAGCAGGAGCAGTAACATTAACAACAGGTACGAAAGCATTAGTTATTGTTGGTATGGGTTCAAATAATCCTACTGGTGGGGCAAGGCAATTTATGTCTTTTTCAGTTAGCGGTGCAACAACTATTGCAGCTAGCGATCAATATGCAGCTTATATTGCCACTAATGATGTTCAAGGTATTTCAAGAGCATCAGTAGTTACCTTAACGGCAGGTTCAAACACTTTTACTACTCAATTCAAAACTACTACAAACACAGGCAGTTTTAGAGATAGATATTTAATCGTTATAGATTTGGGGTCATAATGGCAATCACAAACAAAGAAATAAATTTATCGCAATTAGACAGAGAATTAGGCGGTCAAGGTCTTATTGCTGATTTTAATAATCCAGAGAAAAAGTTAATTAAACCTGCTGATAATTCAACAATTACAGAGGCGGAATTAAAAGCAGGCATTGATGCTCATATTGCTGTGCCTGATCCAGAGCCAACAGTTGAACAAAAACTTGCAAGCGTTGGCTTAAACCTAGATGACCTTAAAGTCGCACTAGGACTATAAGCACAATCTTAGGAAAGTGTGCAACGATGAAGCCAAAGTTATGTGCAGCTGGTGTGCAGTTAAGAGATCAAGTTGATACGTGGTTTCCAGATAGGTGTACTAAAAGTCCAGAAGGATGGCTGGGCGATAGTCGTCACTCCGCCAGAAAATCGGATCATAATCCAGACCAACACGGGTGGGTCAGAGGTCTTGATCTTAATGCTAGGTTGGAGTCATCCGACAGCCTCGCACCTTATCTGGCTGACCAGATCAGAGTCGCAGCCAAATCGGATCCACGCTTATCATACGTCATCTATAACGGGAGAATATGCTCAAAAATATTAAACTGGAAATGGCGTAAGTACAAAGGCATAAACCCACACAAAAGACACATACATATTAGCTTTACAAAGTTAGGCGACAAAGATAGCAAGCCGTTTGATATACCACTAATAGGGGGCAAGATATGAAGATAAGCAAGAAGCAAAAAGCTGTACTAAAATCATACGCACGTGGCGTATTGGTTTCATTCTTAACATTTTTAGCAAGTAATGAATTAGGGCTTGATCCGGTTGTAGCTGTAGTTATCTCAGCTCTTGCAGGCCCAGCGGTTAGGGCTTTAGATAAATCCGATAATGCCTATGGCATCGGTGCCGATGACAAATGAGTCCAGGGGAATGGGCTGGCTTTGGCGCTGGCGTTATCGCCGTGCTATCAGGCGGGCTAGTAGGATTACGTTTTCTAGTTAAGGGCTGGCTTAATGAGTTGCGCCCGAATTCTGGCAGCAGTATGAAAGATGCTGTTGATCGAATTGACCAGAGAAGTTTAAGACTAGAGCAGCGTGTTGATGATCTCTTTATTTTAATCAATAAGTCATAATTTAATTATGTCTACAACTCGTAAGCGTAAAAAGATAAATCGGCGCAAGGTGCGCAAGTCTCCTGAGCCATTATCTAAACTAGAGGTGTTTTATATTGCTAAACACGAGATGTTTAAAGCTGCACGTAAAGCAGGTTTTAGCGAGTCTGTAGCCCTTTATTTAATGGATAGTCCAGAGTCAATGCCAGACTGGGTAGTCGGCGATGATGGAATTATCCCACGTATCCCTACTCCAGACGAGGAAGAAGATTAAGCGCTATCTGGTAATCAGCGATTTACAGGTACCATTCCATCACGAGGTAGCTGTAAAGAATGTTATCAAGTTAGCAAGACGGGAGAAGTTTGATTCAGTACTGGTAGTCGGCGATGAAATTGATTTTAATACAATTAGCAAATGGGCCGAGGGCACACCTTTGGCTTATCGGCAAACCATTCACGATGATCGGGAACTTACTAAGTCGATACTGTGGGATCTCAGTGAGTACAGCCGAGAGTGTCATATTATCCGCAGTAATCATACTGATCGCCTTTATAACACTTTACTAAAAGTCCCTGGCTTAATTAGCCTACCCGAACTACAGTACCCAGCGTTTATGTCATTTGCTGAAATGGGTATGACCTACCATAAGACCGCCTATGAATTCCACCCAGGCTGGATGTTAGCCCACGGCGATGAAGGCAATATGTCTCAGCAAGGTGGTATTACAGCTCTTAACCTGGCTAAAAAATGGGGTAAATCAGTATTGTGTGGACACACCCACAGGCTAGGTATGAGTGCCTATGCAGAGGGCGTAGGAAGCCATTACAGGGCCTTATACGGCGTTGAGGTAGGAAACCTTATGGATCGCAAAAAAGCCTCTTATTTACGCTATGGAAGCGCTAATTGGCAGATGGGTATTGCTATACTAGAAACCATAGGAAAGACCCTGACACCAACCCTGGTGCCAATAAACAAGGATGGCTCATTTACAGCATTAGGCAAACACTATGGGGCTTAATACAGAGTACGCCGAGCGCACTATCGATGACCATATCGATGACCTCGAAGATATTAACGTTATCTAATCGTTATAAAAAAACAGCCCTAAATAATCCACAAAGTCATACACAGGTGCAACACTATGCCTGTGCCACAAAATATGTGCGCACAGATAGGGCTACAAATGACTATGGAAATTGCAATTTATTTATTTATTGGTTTAAGTATGTCGTATTGGCTGGTGCTAATGCGTGTTGATGATATGAAGCAAACCCATTATTGGCGAGGCCGTAAAGATGGCTGGGATATGCACCGCCGTATGATACAAAACAAAGCAAAGTCAGATGAGGTATTTGACTATGACAAAAACTGAGAAGCTGCTGGCAGATGTTGTCGATTTGGTGCATACAAGGGGATCGGTCTATGGTCACCCTTACACAAACCATAAAAGGATCAGTGAGTTGTGGTCGGCATACCTCGATCATCCAGTTACGCCTAGTCAAGTCGCATTATGTATGGCGCTCGTCAAGGTTTCTAGGCTTACTGAGTCTCCAGGCCACAGTGACTCGATCATCGATGCACTTGCTTACATTTCGATATACCAGACAGTCCTTGATGCAGAGGCCGACATTAACTTCACGTGGGGGAATGACTAATGGCATTTAACTTAGCAGATTATGAAACAGTCGAGAGCCGACTAGAAAAGTTTTGGAAGGAGTATCCTGATGGAAGATTATCTACAAAGATCGAGCAGGCCACAGACACTAGATACATTGTTAGTGCTCAACTATTTAAGACAGAAGCCGACCCACAAGCGTGGGCGACTGGGCTTGCTAGTGAAAGCATTAGTGATCGGGGTGTCAATTCAACTTCTGCACTGGAGAATGCTGAGACTTCAGCGATCGGCAGAGCGCTTGCAAATGCAGGTTATGCAGCTAAGGGAAAAAGGGCTAGCCGAGAAGAAATGACAAAGGTTGCAACTTATTCACCACCAGGATCTAGGGCTAGAGCTGTAGAGAATGTATTGCGTGAAGCGTTTGCAGAAGATGCAAAAGGTCAGCCAACTGTATGGAGTGTTGGTGATGCAGTAGAAGCGATACCAGTTAATCCTAAAGCACAAGAATGTAAACACGGCGTGATGATACTTAAAGAAGGTATAGCAAAAACTGGTAAGAGTTATCACGGCTATGTATGCAGTGCTGCAAAGCCTGACCAATGTGAAGCCAGATGGGCAAAACTTACAGCTGCTGGATCTTGGTTCTTCCCTAGCGATAGTGAGGGAGGTGAGTAAATGGGATATGTTGAAATTATACGTGATGGGTTCACTCTACGTTTAGAAGATGATAAGCGAACCCTCACGCCATCTATTGACCTATGTGTTGATTG